GCAATGGAGAATAAAGAGGCTGAAATGCAGTACGCATTAAAGCAAGACGAGATTCGGGCGGGATTAGCAACCTCCGCAAATATCACTACTGGATATGTAAAGGGGTTTTAGATGCTATTACCGGACGGAACAGAGGCAGAACGAATTGAAGATATTGACAAATATCTAAAATCTGCTAACCTAACAATGGCAAGCGATTATTCGGAAGAATATATCAAAGCTGTGAGGGAGAAACGAGATACAACCGAAAAAGCCGAGCAATGGGCAGACTTCGTTCGGGAGTACAAAAAAAGGATTTGGATTTATGAGTGATTTAAGAGATGAACTCGAACAGCAGTTTACTTCGGCGGACACGCAAAGCACAACTGCAAACAATGATGTAGAAGAACACCAAGAGGAAACGGTTGCAAACGTAGACGAATGGCTGGACGCTCCGAAATCATATACAAAGGAATATCAGGGAACTTTTAAAGACCTGCCGCAAGATTGGCGTAAATACCTAATTGAGCGGGAGAAACAGGTTGAAAAAGGGTTTTCTGATTTTGGCAATAGAGTAAACTCCTATAAAGTTTACGATGATGCTTTTAATAGTCGGCAAGACAGACTGAAACAAGCCGGTATAAATTCGGCCAAGGATTATTTTAATCTCTTGACAAGAATTGACGACGGGCTTGCGACAGACCCGAATGCAACTATACAGGCATTGTCTGAGGCTTACGGGATTTCTCAACAGCCAACTTCCGACCTTGAACAGAGATTACGTTCAATACAGCAGACAGTAGAGGCTCAACAGCAGTATTTTGCACAACAGCAGAAACAAGCCGTTGAGAAAAGCGTTGCGGATTTCGCAAGTGCAAAAGATGAGGCGGGTAACCCAAAGCACGCTTATTTTGATGAAGTACGGGCAGATATGGCACAACTTATTCAAACAGGCGTAGCGAAAGACCTTGAAGATGCTTATAACAAATGTATATGGTCAAACGAGGCAGTAAGAAACAAGCTTATTGCCGAGCAGTCAAAAGCCAATTTACAGAATAAGCTTAATGAGGCGGAAAGGGCTAAAAAAGCTGGGTTTAACCCACAGTCCAAGACTACTGCTCCTGAACGTGAACTGTCTTTAAGAGAGGAATTAGAAAGACAATTTGCTAATATTTAGGAGGCTTTAAAATGGCTAATGAAAACTACAACGAAATTTTTACGACTACAATTGAAAACCGCAGCCGTAAATTGGCAGACAATGTAACCAAGAACAACGCTCTTTTGGATAGATTGTCTAAAAAAGGTAAAATCCGCACTATCGACGGTGGTTCTAAAATTCTTGAAGAATTAGAATACGGCGAGGGCGACCTTGTATGGTATGCTGGATATGACAGCATCACTTACTCTCCGAAACAGTTATTCACTGCTGCGGAATATGCACTTAAATTATGTGCCGTTCCTGTTGCTATTTCCGGTGAAGACCTGTTGAAGAACAGCGGTAAAGAGAGAATGATTGACCTCTTTGAAAAGAAGATCTCCAACGCTGAAAAGACAATGAAGAACAAAATGGCTGCCGCTATCTATGGCGACGGTACAGGTTCTTCCGGTAAAGAAATCGGCGGTCTTAAACTCCTGGTAGCTGATGACCCGACAACCGGTACTGTTGGTAATATCTCTCGTGCAGATAATGACTTCTGGCGTAACCAGTCCAAGACTACTGCCGTTACTTCTGAAAATATCGGTAGTGTAATGGACGAAGTTTACTTGTCTTGCTCTCGTGGTACAGACAAACCGGATTTAATCGTTGCAGACAATACTTTGTACGCAACTTTTGAGCAGTCTTTAACTCCGTTGCAGAGATTCACAGACCCGAAACTGGCAGAAGCCGGATTTACTTCTTTGAAGTATAAAGGGGCTGATGTTATCTTTGACGGTGGTCAAGGTGGTGCTTGCCCTGCTAACCACATGTATTTCCTGAATACGGATTACATTTACTTGCGTCCTCACAAAGACCGCAATATGAAGGTTATCGGTGGCGACCGTCTGGCTATTAACCAAGACGCTTTGTATCGCATTATCGGGTGGGCTGGTAATATGACCTTGTCCAACGCCGCTTTACAGGGTGTTTTGATTAACGGATAATCAATTAAAGGGGAAGGGTTAAGGCTCTTCCCCTAACCTTAAAGGAAAAGACAGAAGACGGCGTTCTGGCAGAGTTCTATGATAAAAGCGTAAAAACAAACGAAGTAACGGACACCGGACTTCCGGTATTCGTGCAAAAGACTTATATTAAAATCCGCTTGCGTGATAATAATGATGTCTTTGACCAACCGGCAAGTGAAGAACACAAAAAGAGATTTCCGGTAGAATACAACAGATATTTACTGAACAAAAAGGAAGTAGAGAACGGCACACCGCTTAATCAATTTGCATTCCTAACCACTGGACAATTGGAGCTTTGCAGATTTAGGGGAATATTTACGGTGGAAAGACTGGCAGATTTAACTGATGAGCAAGTTCAGAGTTTAGGATTAACGGAAGAACGGGAGCTTGCAAATAAGTTTTTGGAAGTATCAAAAAACAATTCCGCTATTGCCGAATTTGAAAAGAAAGAAAAGGCATACAAAGCGGAGATTAAGAAGTTAAAAGCAGAGATTGAAAAGCTGAAAGGTGCAAACAATGGCTAATATTTTAGAAATATGTCAGAAAGTGGCGGATATAACCGCTTGCCAAAGACCGACAGACTTATTTTCAAAGTCTATTCAGAATGACCAAATTTTCGGCTCTGTCGCACACGCTACACTTGACAGCTTAATGAGATACGGAAACTGGCAAGACCTCACCAAGGAGCTAAAAATCCGCACTACAAAAGGGAAAAAGATTTATCCAATTGACGCTTATGTTGATGACTTCTATTGCGTACTCCAAAACACAATTTACGTTAAGGACACACAGGAAAAGGTTATCGGGGCAATTACTCCCGAACAGTGGGCAAAAGACAAGTGCTTTGACGTGGACGGCGTAAAGTTCAAAATCCAGAATAATTGCATAAAGTTTCTGAATGACCCAGAGTGCTGGGATATTTACCTCACATATCGGAGCAATGCAGTATGTTACGACGCTGAAACATACGAGGAAAAGAGCTCACTTACTGCGAATACGGATATTCCGATTTTTGACCATTATGTTGTGCAGTTGGGGATAACTTACCGCTGGTTAAAAAGAAACGGGCTTGACTATACCGAAGAATACAACGAATATATGTCAGAGCTAAAAAAGAAATACGGAACAGGGCTTGCCACCCAAGATATAGATTTAAGCGGTGGCAAAATAACGGATTTAGGGGAGTTAGCAAATGTTATTACGTCGAAATGTGAACCGGAGCGTTAAGTCGCAAGAGGTTATCTTACCAGCTCCGATTATGGGCTTAAACGTACGGGACGCTGTCAGTTCTATGCAACCAACTTATGCAATCACAATGGATAATTATATGCCGACAGAGTCTGCGGTGGTGTTGCGTAACGGATACTCCAAATATGCAGAACTTGGTACAAATAAAACAGGCGTAAAGACGCTTGCGTATTATTCCAAGCCGAATTATGACCGCTTTATTGCGGTGTATGACGGTAAAGCCTACGATGTAACGACAAAGAACGTCGATACTTTTGACGTAAGCTTTGCAAACTCTTATTGTCAGACAGTGCAATACAAAGACAGGCTATTCTTCCTAAATGGAACGGACACACCGAAGGTCTTTTATGTTGATGATGAACTGGCAGAACATTTTGAAGATTGGGGATTTACGGGGGCTACAAACCCGAATGCTTTAATCTCTGGTGCGGTAAGTAAGGAGTTCTTGTGGTTTGTTGAGAAGAACAGCTTAAAGGCGTGGTATTCTGCCGAGGCTGGCAACGTTGCTGGTGATTTATACTCTTTTGACCTTGCACAGATAAGTAAAAAGGGCGGTTCTTTAATTGCAGTTGCCAACTGGACAGTTGACGGTGGGCAAGGGATTGATGATTATACGGCATTTATCACTTCGCAAGGGGAAGTTCTGATTTATTCCGGAAGTAATCCGAATTCTGCTGATGATTGGGAGTTAAAAGGCTCTTACAATATCGCCAAACCGATTGGATATAGATGTACAATGAAATACCAAGGGGATATTGTGATAATCACAGAGGACGGCTATATCCCGATGAGCAAGATGTTAGCTTTTAATAATAGTGGGCAGACTTCCAACGTATTTAGCGACACGATTCGTGGCTTGGTGATTAAAAGAACCTCACAGAATAAGGATAAACTCGGCTGGCAGTCCGTTATTTACTCCAAAAAGGGCTATGCAATATTTAACGTTCCTGTTGCTCAACAATTTGAACAACACGTTATCAATGTTAATACTGGTGCTTGGTGTAGATTTACCAACATACGTTCTTACTGCTGGTGTAACTACGGGGAGAATATTTACTTCGGTTCAGATAATACGGTGTTTAAGTTCGATGACGGGTATTCCGATAATGGGTCAGATATTGAGGGTAAAGTAGAACAGGCGTATAACAACTTCGGCACGCCAGAGTTAAAAAAAATCTCTTTAATCAATCCGAGAACAAAATGCTCCACTTCCTACAACCTGACAATTTACACAAATGTGGATTTTCACGAATCTAACGTCAATTATGTAACGAACGTCGGGAGTTCAGGGGACTCTTTGTGGGGAGAAAGTGCTTGGAGCAACGTTGCGAAAGATGTTGACAGAAACTACAAATGGCAGACGAGTGATGCCACCAAGGTAAACACACAATGGACGGCACATTCTGCGATTGGCACTTCTATAAGCGTTGTTTTTAAGACCAAAACCAAGGGAAACAGGATTGAGTGGTATGACACAGAGCTTCGGTATGAGATTGGACGGGGGATTTTATAAAATAATCCCCGATTCGCAAGGTATTATTAAGGAATGGATATGTAACGGATTAGGTGAAACCTCTGACTGGGTGGGTGACAATTACACATTCGGGATAACTTATAAAGATGAGTTTGTAGGGGGCTTGATTTTTAATAATTATCGTGCTAACGTTGAGATATGGTTAACGATATATACCGTAAGTCCGAAATGGTGCAGTAAGTCTGTGTTAAGGTATGTATTTAAGACCTGCTTTGAAAAGCTGAACTGTCAAAGGGTAAGCGTACTCGTAAGCAAAGATAACTCCAAGAGTTTAAGCCTGTGTGAAAGATTGGGCTTTAAAAAAGAGGGATTACTTCGGCGGTATCGAGAAAATGGCACAGATTGCTATATTTTAGGTATGTTAAGAGAAGAGAATAAATGGAGTTAGAAATATGAGTAAATCAATCAGTAAATTAACCGGAACAAACAAAGTTAAGTACGATAATTCAGCGACAAACAACCTCGTTAATTATCTAAACAACTACAACACCTCAAATGCGGACACAACGTATTCCAATTTAGGAAGTTACGCAAGTCAGGCAAGCCAAAACCTAGCAAATACGCTGGGTGATTATACTTTTAGTGTAGATGCGTCCGAAGATGCCAGACAACAGGCACAAGAGGCAACTTATAACTCGTATATGAACTATTTACAGCCTCAATTTGAACAGCAGACAAGTGATTTAGCTACTTCCTTGCAGAATAAAGGCTTGGCAGTAGGCAGTGAGGCTTACGAGCGTGCAATGAACGATTTACAGGACAATCAGAACCAAGCGACACAACAAGCCGCTTATCAATCTGTCTTGGCTGGTAACGACGCTTACACGCAAGATTTAGAAAATCAGATTAATGCGGGTAACTTCGGAAACACTGCACAAGCAAGTTATATAAATCAGCTCTTATCTGCATTGACGGGTTCTTATAGCGGATATGACGTTGCAATGGATAAATACTCGGCACAATCTAACCAAGCCGCAAATAATTATGCCTCCGCACAACAGGCAGCAAACAACAGGCTTGCTTTAACAAACTCTTTATTAAGCGGTGGCAGTAAGTTATCAGGGGGAATGTAGATGACAAAATACGCAAGCGTTATTGCACAGATTGGGCAGATGACCAGACCAAAGGTAACGGAGGGGCGGTCGATAGATTTTGCGGGAGCTATTGATAATTACTACAACGCAAAGGAGCAGAAAAGACAGCGTGAACAGGAAGAACTGGAAACACAGCAAAGACAAGCATTGTCAGAGGCTTTGGGCAGTGGCGACCAAGACGCTATCGAATCCGCATACGCACAGTATGACCCAAGCGGGCTGTTAAACTACAAACAGGCACTGGAAAAGCAAGACCGAGAAGAAACATTTAAGAAGTGGCTTGTTAATCAGCAACAGCAGAACGCTATTGCTCTTGAAAATATCAAACAGAAGAACGCTCTTGCTAAACTAAACGCCGTCGGGAGTTCTGGCGGATTTGGAAAGACAACGGCGGGGCTTGCTCTGGGTATTATGTCCGACCCGAACGCAACAGATGAGCAAAAGGAATGGGCAACTCTTTATTTATCAAAAGACAATCCG